CTTTTGTAGCAGCAATTCCGGGTAATCAGCTCCTGAATACAACACAAACTGTGGGTTTGCTATATACAATGCGTAGTCAAAATATATGATTGCCGGCTGCATGGGTTACCCCTTTTTTTTCTTATAAATAGGAACTTCTTCGTTTCCGTCTTCACTCTTATCAAAATCTTTAGGCGTCATCGGAGCGCTTTCGTCTTTTGGATTCATGTCTACCGCTTTTTTAGCCGGGTCCACTTTCTTATTGTCTACCACTAAATAGCCCGCGTCGCACTGTCTTCTGAATGAAGAGGACGTTTGTAAAAGTTCCAGCTCTTCATCAGTGACTTTAGTCACAACACCCTGAGGTGTAACTAACCCTTTAAGCGTATTTACGCCGTGCCCGCCATGTATCTCGATGCGTTTCGTGATGCGCGATAAAGCTCTAGGGTCCGGCTTGGGCGCGTATATTACAAACGTATTGCCGCAAGTTAATGTTGAATAAATAAAAGGCATTGCGTAATTCTCCATTGTTTACCTACCTTCCTATGATATACTACTCGTCAACAAAGTCTAGCACGACGGTGCGAAAACTAGTCTCATCCACTAGCCGACTTTGCCCTATACCGGATGATTAATTATAAGGGTGAATAATTATGTTTAGATACATATTTCTTTTTGTGCTCGCTTTTAACGCAAATGCTTTTCAAACCAAACAAGAAATCATTGAGCAATGTAAAAGACTCTATCTTCACGACTATGGGAATTGGATGGTTCTTGAATGCGCCAAAAAAGAAATAAAAACACAAAATGAAATTGAAGAGTTGGCTAAATCGTGAAAGTTTGTACTAAATGCGGCGTTGAAAAACCTAGAAGTGAATTCTATAAAAGCTCTAGGAATAAATCCGGTATTATCTCTCAATGTAAACCATGTAAAGACAAAATAGTTAAAGACTGGGAAAAAAGAAATCCTGATAGTAAAAGAAAATCCGCTTTGAATCAGTACTATAAACACCATGAGAAAAAGAAAGCTAAGGCGCGAGAGTATAAATCGAATAATCAACAAAAGCTAAAACAAAATATGAAAGCGTGGCGTGCGGCCAATCGAGAATACACAAAGAAATATTACGAAGAAAACAAAGCGTGGTTTAAAACATGGAACGCTAACCGCAGGGCGCAGATAAATAAAGCCACTGTTCGATGGGCGGATTTTGAAAAAATAAAGTCTATCTATGAACGCGCCATAAAGCTAACGAAAGAAACGGGCGTACAGCATCATGTAGACCACATTATACCCTTAAACTCAAAGTACGTTTGTGGCCTTCATGTCGAATATAATTTACAAATTCTTACCGAATCAGAAAATTTAGCCAAGGGCAATAGATTCACCCCCGGCTAAAAATTTAGATACCCGTAAAACGAACAACCGCAAACGGACGTTTACACATTACGCCCGCCGTGGCATTACTAAAGTCTTCCTCATATGCCTTCGCTAACTGTTGGATACCCAACACTTGGAACTTAGCCGGAACCATCTGAATGAAGGTCGCACCGCCGTCTGTACTCATGTCTTGAACGTTATCCGCAAACATGTAAAACACGTTTTCCGCGCCGTTTGCATTGTTAAGCTGTGGAGCAGAAACAACACGCACTTTAGGATAAGCATCTGTTAGCCATGCACGAACTGAAATACCAAAATCAGAGGTCACAGTTAAGAAATCTACAGAATCTGTAGCCACCGCAAGAGTGATGAATACTTTTTCAGTTCGTGTCAATCGTATCTTGTGACTGTGTACGTAATTGTACGATAGCTAAACGCAAGTCGTTCTGAATTTCTAAGAACGTCTTGTTAGACCATAAGCTAGAAGTACCCGCAGCGTTATCCGGAACTGGGATATAAGAACCTAAACCGGGGTCATTCAAGAAACCGTATGTGTTATTGTCGCCATCGTTAAACCCTACGAAACCAACAGTGTTACGGATAATTTCAAGAGCAAGGGCGGCAGCTTCACGTTTCATGCCTGAATCGTCTACACGTAAACGAGCAGCGCGCGCGGATTCAAGTCCGCCTACTTTCATACCTTCTTCGAATCTAACTACTGTTCTGTAGTTAAAATTCGTATTCCAAGAACTCAAAGGGATGTTAGTGTAATCGCCGTACACTTGAGATGTACCTGTACGTTCCAAGATACCTTGGACAACTTGTTCATCTTCCCAAGCGCCAGTCGTCATAATACCAACTAAATCGTCAATCTTACGAGCCGCGGTAATTACAAACACAAAGCCAGGTAGCCAGTTCTGCAGGAATTGTACTGGTGTGCCTAAGCTTCCGGTCGTGACCGTAGGCTGTAGAGCATCCATCGCCATAGCTTGCATGTTGGCCATGTGTTTCTGGCCTCGATGCATTTCTTGAACGATTGCTCTATTTAAGTTAATACCTATCTTCGGCAAACTTTCATATTGCTTGTGGTCGAAGTTTTCTAAGGCCCGCACTTGTCGTGCTGACACGTAGGATCTAACGTCATTTGCTCTCATGTTATTCTGTCCTTATGCTGGGATTACTGTTGCTGGGGTTAAAGTTATAACCGCCAAACCGGCACCACTTACCGCGTAATAGTCTACCGCCGCATCAGCAAAAGATTTGCCCGCAGGTAGGTTATTNCCAGAAGGTGTGAACGTCAATGGAACGGTAGCCGAGGCCGTAGCCGCAATAGAGATAACAATTGAAGTATTCAGCGTTACAGTATTAACCACCGCGCCCACAGGAATACCCGCGCCACTTACAGGCTGGCCGGCGAATACGCCAGTTGTGTTACCCATTGTGATTGTCGCACTGGCACTAGTTGTAATACCTGTTAATTGGAATGGAGCAGTTGAGATTGTAGAAATCGCACCTGTAGTATTATCGAAAATAACCTTGTCGCCAATTGCTGCCGCTGCTGGTAAAGTCACAACGAAACTGCCCATAGTGGCGCATTCAACGGCGGTGAAGTTAGGAACGTTTAATGTTGGGTTAAGTGGTTGTCCACCTGCGCCAAACAACGCGATATTTTTAGGGTCTACTAACAGACCGGCTAAAGGCGCGCTTGCAGAAGCTCTACCTGCTTGGCAGAAGCCTTGGGCTGTTACCGTACACATAGTGGAGCCGATGTTATTATACGAGGCTAACGCAGACTCAATTGTAAAAGGTTGCGCTCTCCATGGGCCGTTAGAAAACTGTTCGCCCGGTACGCCAAAACCTTGTTGTATAGAAACTGTTGATTGGAAACCCATGATTATTTACCTCCTGCTAAATATGCATCAATACAGCTGGACGGAACGGAGCGGGAATCTTGAGCTACGGCCGCAGTGTTTACACGTGCGCCTCGCAAGAACCCTTCGATTGCTGCGTGTTCGTGACCTTTTTTGCAGGGAACGCTTAAGCGTTTAACTGCATAGTTCGCCACTTCAGATAAAGTTTTTTGCTTATGGTCAAATACGCCAATGTGAGGTGTAAGACGTTTAACTAATTCATCGCGCATAGAAATTTCTACTAATACATTTTTCATAGAATCCATGCCTTCTTTTTCTTTTTCAATCTCAACTTCAACTTCGTCTTCGTTTAATACTGTTTTAGAAACAAGCATTGCNGGGTCCGCGTTGTCCTCTTCTTCAACCTCTACTTCGGTTTCGTCTTCGTCTTTATCTTCATCTTGAGAACTGTTGGCATTAAGGCGGCTTAAAATAGCCTCATGACCTTCTTTTAGTTCTTTAACCATTTGAACCAGGTCTTGAAGAGTAATTTCTTTCTCTTCGACTTGTTCGTTTTCCATATCTGCCATTTTTAGCCCCTTAGTGTCAAAAGTAAATTTAAAGTGATCTAATACGGCCACGTCATGGCCTGAGCGCCCTTCCTCGACTAAGGCCACGTGATTACCGCGTATTTGTCGTTGGATGGCGTCATATCTTTCACCATTGTATACGCCTGTTACAATATCGTAAAGGCAGCGGTAACCTATTGATAATTCTTTTTTACCTTGCTCAATCAATTCCGCCAGTTTATTCGAGAATATTTTTAAATTTGCTTTTAAGTAGCCCTCTTCAAAATAAACGTCCTCGCCGATTACGCCATGCACACCTTTACGTTCAGCGGCGGTTAAACCGTCATTCTCAGAACCCAGCATAGCGTGCTCGTCGGTCCATGGGATAAGTTTAAAAGACTTAAGTGTTTCAGGGTCGGAAAGCTCTTCTTCGGGTCTGTATACTTGATAGATTTTATCGGGTTCTAATTCTGGGGATATTTGAGAACCAAAATAAGGGAACACTCCGACCTTAGAAATTGGATTGCCCTTAATCTCAGCCCACCCGTTCAAATCATACTGGCGCGAGGATTGGGAGTCTTTCGATTCTCTTTGTTTACTGAAAGCGATTGCTTGGGCTTGTTTTTTAGAGTACTTTCCAGTACTCTCCAATTCAGCAATATTTTCGCTTAATACTTTTTGAGATTTGCCGGATTGTAAAGGCATAGACACAAACTCCCTTGTTTAATATTTATAGTCTAGGTGAACGGGAGATAACTTTCAATCTATGATTTATGCTCTTCTTTAACCACCGCAGCATATACCCAGTGTAGCGATTCTTCTAATCGGTCGCGAGCTAAAGCCATTTCTCGATTATCTATCTTCGCCATTAACGCGCTTAACTCTTTATATTTTTCGCCAGTTTGAAATAATAAATCCCCGTTTTCAATACTTGGGTTTGTAATGGGTTTTAAATATTCATCTACGTTCATTAATTTTCCTCATCTGTTTCAAACACAATTACCGCCCGCATGGAGCATTTACAGTTTATAGGCTCTCCGGGCATTCCTCTATCTGTTTTAGGAACCCCCAGCGCTGCTTGTTCGGCTACGACGTTTTTAAAACTAAAGCGCATACCGTCTATTGCTATATGTGACTCTCGGGGATGTAAGCCTCCCCCGGAGTGTACCCAATCGAATTCTTTTATTCCGTTATCGAGGAGCTTTTGGCGATTGATTGAGTTGTACGCTTTTCGTGTCTGGTCAAGCGC